ATACTCCCGCCGGAAGCCGTCCAAGTCGGATCGGTGCCACCAATAAATGTAAATACGCCAGACGATTGCGAACCCGTGATGGTTCCAATTGTCGCGCCACCCGCCGTGTAGCCATTCCCGGCAGAGATTTCGGCGGGCGTTCCAAAAACAGTATTCGCCGCGCTTGGGGCCGTGTTCGTCAAATAGATTTTGAAAACATCTGACGTCCCCGTTTTCATATTGTGGAGGCCGTTTGCGACGTCCAGCACAAAGCAATTGAATTTATTGAACGCCGCCATTGTATCTAATCCTTGTGTTCTCTATTACGGCGTTGGGCCGCTCAACATGACTTGAGACGGGCCAATATCGAAGCTTTGACGCGATCCGAGTGCGTTAAGCTGTTCGATTGACGAACTCATGCCAGCCGCCCAGACCGCAATGCGGTCATCGTCGCGGAGATAGGGCGAACTCTCCAAAAGAGCGCCGTACAGGTACAAATCCGGCGCAAGTGTCAGCAGCCAGTTAGTCGTGTTGCTCGAAGTCAGCGCCGGGACATTTGCCCGGTAGACCATTTCAAGCGTGTAATCGTCGTTTGGCGTCGGCGCCAATTCCATCTCGGAGCCGACAATCGAGAAATAGATCGGCTGACCGGACACATTCTCGATTCCGTACCGATAATCCTCAATTTGAGTATGTGTCAGGAACTCAAGCCTTGGCTTTCCAGCCACACTGTTGAGACGGACACGCCGCATGGTCTGAAAATCACTCGGCAGCGTAATAAATTCAGGTTCATCAGATGCTGTATCGACATCAGCCGTTGCCCGCTTTTCCATTTGCGGAATAAACAGCGTCCGATTGAACTTAGATTCTGCCAGCGTGATAAAATCTGGGATGCGGGCCGACAGCGTTGCGTCACCATCCCTTGCAAGCCATTCCTCGATTGCCGCGACAAGCGTTGCATAGGTGTTAATGGCCATCAGACCTTACCCCGGAATGTTCGATAAGGCTTGTTCTCGTCGTTATTGAGCCACCAGCGCATAAAGTCCGTGTCGCCCTCGCGCAATCGACTGGCAAAATCGCGGTAGAACACGTTCAAGGGGACGCTGGCAACCACCTTGCCGTCGCCAAACCGCTGGCCCTGAGAGTCGTTCAATCGCTCTCGGTTTTGCGCCAGCAAATCCTCTTCGACGAGGTTTTCCGTCTTGCGGAAACCAACGCCGTTCGCTTTGTCAACCCAATAGACGTAATGACGGCGCAGGCCGTCGCTTGATACGCCCTCGAAGGTCCACTGGTTATCAGGGATGCGGCTTGGATCAGGCAGCGATGGCATCCGCGCGATCCGCAACCTTGCTGTCAATGAGGTTCTTTGCTTCTTCAAGGGGAAGCTTGAGATAAGTGCCAGCCCAGATTTTCCCCTCAAAGCCAACGCCGGGATATGTGGCTGGCTTCATTTCGCCTTTGATGAACTCTTGAGGCTCCACAACGATAACGCGGCCAGCAGCATCTTTGCGCGTCACTTCCGGCTTGTCGTATCCCAGAACCTCATAGGTGCCGCGTGGCACATAGTTCTTGTTCAGGACAACAGGAAATAGCTTTTCAGTCTCGATAACCGGGGCCTGATTTTTCTCGCTCATTGAGTTCTCTTCCCTGTTCTTTCGGTCATAAACGCCCTTGGGCATATTCGAATCTCCAAATAAAAAGGGCGAGCCGAAGCCCGCCCTCTAGTTGACGTCAGCGCCGCTTAATTAAGAGACGGCGGCAGAGAACGGAGTTGCTTCGGTGCCGGTGCAAACCAGCCCGCCGTCAAGCTGCCACACACCGGACGAAACATCTTTCAGGCGAATCCACGAACCTTTGACGCCGCCCGTGGTAGAGCCGTTCATCGTGATGGTGTCGGTCGTGGATGCGGTCGGCAAAGACGTGCCAGCAATATCAGTCGTCAAATGAATGACGCCCTGCATAATGTCGGTCGCGTTTGCCACCTGAATGATGTAGCTGTTCGATGTAACAGTTGTCGCGACGAACAGTTCGTAGGTATCACCCTTACCGGACGATGCCGGGAGGGTGACGGTCAGGCCAGCAGCAGCGCTAAGATTAACGACTGTGCCGTTCGCATGCACGTCACGGTCAAGCGTCGCGCTCGCCGTGATCGTGATAGGCTGTAAGGGATAGGTCATGGTTGTTGCTCCTTAGCTCGATGCCGACATGCCATAGAGATCAGCCGCCACACCGTGCGCAGCCTCGTTGTTCACCAAGAGCGTGTATTCGGTGACAAGCACGCGCTTTTCAGCGTCGCCCGTCTTGGCCGGTTTGACGAGCTGAATGTCATCAAACACGCCGAGCTTTACCATCTTGGGATCGACCAAGAAGGCGTTGCGAGCGACCGCCGCACCTGCACGCGCCATCTGACGGTTAGGAACAACCGCAATCGTTCCGAAGTCAGACAGATACATGTCCGCCGCCGCGACGATGGTGGTCTGGCCCTTGCCCTTTGCTTCAAACCGCTGCTGAGCAACGTTCGTATCCGACATGAAAGTCGAAAACACCGTCTTGGCGTACGGAGAAAGCATCAGGGTTTTGGGAGAGCCGCCAGCATTGTAAGCCGACAGGATGGTCGCATCCAGGATAGCCTTGGTGAAGGCCCGCTGAGTGCCGTTCGTCGCAGCATCGACAACGCCAGTGCCGCTATTGAAGCCGCCAGACGAGCCGCCCGAACCCATGCTGTCGTTGGTCGCCAGCCAAGCACGGAAACCGCCAAGCTTGCGATTTGTCGCGCCGTTTCCAGAACCAGCCGTAGAGGCTTGGTTGGACAGGACGATTGCCTCCATGTCGATGCGAAGCTCAACACCCTTCTTGGCGACTTCACGCGCCAGTTCGGACTTGCGGCCAGCTTTCGAGGTTTTGTCCTGCGTACGCGAAATCACGATTTTCTTATCGGAAATCTGCGTATAGTTGCCAACGCGAGCGGTCGGCGTGACCGCGTCATAGGTCCAGTCGTTACCTTCCGGCTGGTTGTTGTTGGTATCGACAGAGCCGAGCGCGTCGGTCTGCCATTCAGGGTGCGTAGACTCAACCGGCTTACGCCCGATCAGACTCAGGAACGGAGTTTCCTCCGGCGTGATCTGATAAATGCGATCCGCGAGTTCTTCGCGATTACCTACGGCGTCGTAGGTTTCGTAGGTATTGCTAACCTGTGCCATGTGTTTGTTTCCTTAGAGATCGAGGTCCATGAGCGCGCTCACACCGGCGTCAAAATCGCCGGTATTGCGCAACTGCTCTTTCCTCACGGTCTGCTCACGGGAAACTTTCGCTTTCGGGTCCATGCGCTTCTGTCCCGTCATCACGGGCTTGGACTGCACATCACGCTTAACGGATGCAAGCTGCTTGCGCGCCCTGCGATAAGCCGCGAGATCGCGGAATATCGGATAGAGGCGATGGTCAATTGCCTGATCCAGCTCCTCTTGCGAGAAACCATATTCAGACATTGTCTCGACGGCATCCGTCCAAAACTTCCGATACACTTCCGGCTTTTTCAGTTCCGGCATGGTGTCAAGAAGTCTCTGGGATTCCGCCTTGCGCAGTTCTTGCTGCTGGCGCTGTTGCTCGCTTGCCATGCGGGCCTGCTCGGCCTGCGAGAAGTGTTGCAACTGTGAAAGCGCGCCAATCCGTTCGTCGTAATCAGCCTTCATTGCCGCGTATCGGATCGGATCGAAATTTGGAGAACTTTGGTCCAACATCGAGCGATCCGGCTGCTGCGGAACGAACTGCTGAGCAACCTGGAAGATTAAGTCCCGCTGCTCCTGTAAGGTGCGAGCGTATTGTTCCACTTCGGCCTTCTGAGAAGCCAAGGCTTGACGTTCCTTGGCGTTTTCCTGCGTGCCGCGTGTGAACGATTGCTGAGAGAGATAACCCCGCTTAAGGTCTTGAACGGAGATCACAGTCCCGTCTTTCAGGCGCACTTTTGCAACATCAGATGCAAAGCGTCCCGAATCGTAGTCCTGAGGTCCGTCTTTTTCTTCGTCGGTCTTATCCTCAGGCGCTTCCTCAGAATCGTCAGCTTCCGGCTCTTCGCCTTCCGCTTCGGTTTCCTCGGCCTCGCCCTCTTGGCCGCGATCTTCCTCTTTGAGTTCCGTTTCCGGGTCATTCAAAAGATCGGTGATGGCATCAACGCCGCCCTCAACGGACAACGCCTCTTCGCCACCAGTCCCGTCAGGGAGATTGGTGTCAGTCATTCATTTTCCTTTTGTGGTATGCAAGCGGGCCTACGCGTAGGGGCTTGCTGCTTCCTGCTCCGGTCCTTCTGACGCCACAATGTAGCGATCAAGAACCGCGCGGATTTCGTTTACCACTGCCGCCCTCTGTTGAAGGCGCAGGATCGTTGTTTTGTCGTCAGCATTAGCCAGAGCCAGTTCGGCTAATGTCTCGGCGCGAATATCATCGAGCGCCTTTATGAAAATCGGATCAGCCTTGAGCCTTTCTGCTTCCTTGGCGAGATATTCAGATTTCATCCCGGCTCGCCTCCCGGCTCAACACCAGATGTGGCGCCGCCATTGTTCGCCACTGTGGAAACCAGCCCAAGCTCCCGCTTCATGTCCATTTCGGCATAGGCAAGTTCTCGCTTCATCGCGAGTTCGGCATTCAACTGCTCACGCTTCATTTGCAATTCAGCGTCAATCTGAGCCAGCTTTCGCTCATGTTCCATTTGCTGTTCATTGGCGCGCAGCTGATGTTCGGCCTGCATTTTCTGGGCCGCTATCATCATATCGGCTTTGGCCTTCTCCGCGTCGGCCTGAATTTTCATCTGGGCCTTTTGCATTTCAGGATCGGGCTTCTGCGAAGATGCCGACGCCTGCTGCTTCATACGCTGAATTGTCTCGTCATTCATATCGATAAAGAACTGCTCAGGGTTCTTAATCCCCGCGCTTTCAGTCAGCTTTGTCAGCGTCAAATTGATCTTAGGCACCATGTCCAGCGCCTGTTCAACAAAGCCAGCCGCCCCTAGCCTGTCCGTCATAGCAATCTGGCCGCTCAAGATCGTGTTCAGCATCGCCATGTCACGATCGCGCGAGCCGGTTCCAAGGCCGATATTAACCGTCACATCCATGTCGGCATTCCACGAACGCGGGTCCATTTCGACCCA